AACTCATATGACCCTAGTCTTCAGTTCCCGATCAATACGACTGTAAGCCTTCCCGACTCGGATGTGTTGGTTTTCGACGGAACTGGCAAGGTTCTTGCAGGAACTGCCGCCCGTGGTGCAAATGTCACGGAACTATCCGTTACTGTTACAAATGCTGCGGCAGGAACAAAGGTATTCACATACGCCACACAGGAACCAGGCAATGATTCCACGGCTATGGTGAACTACATCCGCGACAAGACAGAACAGACAGTAAGCCTCACGCTCACGGGCGCGTGGGGGTCTTCGTTGACAGGTGACGAGAGAGGCAGCACATCTGATACTCTCTTCCTGAACGGATACACGGATGTCATCGAACTTCTGTCAATCACGGGAACAAAGGGTGCAAGTTCGGGGATCAGCCTGAACTCGTATTTCACTCTAGACAACGGTCAGCGCGACTCGTTCTATGATTGGTCTCGCCTGACTCTCGGCGCAGGGGTTACAGGCGTTACTGGGCCTTTCTACGCAACCTTCAAGTACTACTCTCACGAAAATGTATATGGTGCATATACGGTTGCTTCGTATCCCGATTATGAGAACATCCCGACCTATACGAGCAAGTCCACGGGCACACAGTACAAGTTGCGCGACTGCATTGACTTCCGTCCCGACAGAAGCCTGAGTGGAGATATCATGGCTACGCCGTGGATTCCCACGAATTCGGCAGCAAACGATAACGACTTCACCTATACGCATTATCTCCCAAGAACAGACAAGATCGTCTTGACTCGGGATCGCAATTTTGCAGTCATCTCGGGAACGCCGTCTCTCAACGCCGACATTCCTGCGGACGATCCGAATGCGATGACTTTGTACACCGTACAGGTCAATCCGTACACATTCAACAGCAATGACGCATCGATTCGTTATGTTGAGAACAAGCGATACACGATGCGGGATATTGGTGATCTTGAGAAGCGCATTGAGGCTGTTGAGTACTACACAACACTTAGCCTTCTAGAGCAAGAAGCAAAGGCAAAGAGCATCCGTGATGAAAACGGAGATGAGATGCCAAAGCGCGGCATCTTGGTCGATCAGTTCAAGGGACACGCAGTCGCTGACAATGCAGATCCGATGTTTGCCGCAAGCGTTGATTATGAAAACAACGAACTGCGTCCACCGTTCTCTACTCGCTCATATGGACTGACGGGAGCAGTTGTATCCTCGGTTACTGGCAATGCCACCGATGGTGTCTATACCCTCTCCTTCACACAGTCTCCTGAAATCTCCCATCTGTTGGCAAGCGAGTCGATTCAGATCAATCCGTTCAATGTAATCAACTACATGGGGCATCTGTCGATCAGCCCCGCAGCGGATACATGGTACGACACCACGAAGCAGCCAAAGGTTCGTGTCAATGTAGAGGGCGAGAATGACAACTGGGAAGTCAACTCCAACTATGGATTCGGCACTCGGTTCAATGATTGGGAATCGATTTGGTTCGGCAAGGAGAATCAGAACTCCAAGAACAATCGCCCCAATCTAGTCCGAAACAAGTTGCTGTCTGCCAAGGCTGAAGGATTGTCTTTGAACAGCGTTAACTCTTCTGTTGCTCCTGAGAGCATGAAGAAGATTGTGGCAAACAAGACGGTAGCCCGTGATGTTCTGCCCGTTGCTCGTCAGCAGGAAATCACCCTCACCGCCAAGGGACTCAAGCCAAGCACCACATTCTATGTCTTCTGCGATGACATGAATGTCACCCCATACTGCACGGGTGGAAGTCAAGTTACTACTGAAAATGGTGAAGCATCGATCAAGTATCTGTTCAACTATCCAAACGCTTCGACAGGCGTATATGAACAGAACTTCTTGGTCGGACGGCACAACATTCGCATCACGGATGTTGCCTCTGCGGATTCTGTCGCCTCCTCCACGATGGCAGCAGAAGCCACATATGCAGTCGAAGGTGCATATGATTCTCTGTCAGAGGATGGTCTGTTGGCAACCCGTATTGCCGAAACCCGAAGAAAGTCAGTCAAGACTGAAAAGGTAGTTTCAAACCTATCAGAAATGCTTACAAGTTCGGGTGAGATTCGTGGCTATTCTGAGCCGCTGTCGCAGACATTCTATGTCGATCCCGTCAAGTATCCCCAAGGTATCTTCCTAAAGTCGGTCGATCTCTACTTTGAGAGTGTTGATGCACTTAGCACGATCCCCGTGACTGTGCAGATTCGACCCACCGTTTCGGGATACCCACACCCATCGAAGGTGCTGCCGTTTGCCACATCTGTCAAGTACAACGATGGAAGCATTTCTACGGTGGATCTAATCGAAGACGGTGATGCAGATGCAACGAACTTCCCGTTCAGCACTCCCGTCTATCTTCTTCCCGCGAAGGAGTATGCGGTCTGCGTTTCAACAAACTCTTCGAATTATGCCCTTCTGAAGGGATCGATTGGATCCACAATCATCAGAGCATCCGAAGAGGATCCAAAGATCGGTGTGATCAAGCAGCCGATGATGCGGTCGCTGTTCAAGCCACAGAACTCAGGCAAGTATGCAAAGAGCGAAAACGAAACTCTTGCATTGCGCCTAAAGGTCTGTAAGTTCAGCAGCAGCGGTACCGTAACGGTGCAGAATTCTGCAATCTCAAGCGGCTCTGCAAATCTGAACATCAACGAGTTCAGATTGAATGCAGTCGATTCGACTCCCGAAGATACGGGAATTGCATATGCAGTTGAGGTTCAGGCTTCTCCACCCGTGAACTACGCAAGCCTTACTCCAAACAAGAATACCATTCCTGCGAGTGGTTATCACACAGTTTCCTCGTCTACGGGCGAAGGCAATGTATCGGAGATTGTAGCCACCCTGTCCGCAAGTTCGAACGGGTATGTGTCTCCGATCTTTGATCTACAGAAGTCCAGTTTCATCACCGTAAGCAACACGATCAACAATCAAACAGTAACAGACAGTTCAAGTGGATCGTACAACGGAGAATTGGAGCCGACAAACGAGGGGGTTGCTTCGGGTTACCGCACAGCCGCCCGTTACATCAGCAAGAAGGTCACCTTGGAGAGTGGTATGGAAGCCGAAAACATTACGGTTTCGATGTCGCTGTGCAATCCGAAGAAGGGCAACACAAATGCCTCGTCCGTCAAGGTGTTCGTCCGTCCAGTTCCTGTTGGTGAACCCGACTATGACAATGTGAACTATGTCGAACTGACATCCACAGATACAGGGGTTTCGTCCTCCGACTCGGATTTCCGCGAGGTCACTTTCACAAACATTGGATACACGACTCTTCAGAAGTTCAAGACATTCTCAATCAAGGTAGTGATGTTCGGAGATGACAACGGTGCCGCAGTTCCAAAGATCCGCAATCTACGGATGATCGCAACATGACACACAAGATCCCTGTGCAGAATGAAAAATTGGTAAGAGACATGCGCTCGGGGGCGTTGCTTTCCACGGATAAGGATTCGATAAAGGCATATGAGAGACGAAAGCAAGAAGCCAAGGCTCAGAAGGATCGGATAAATAGGTTGGAACATGAACTGTCTGAACTAAAGGCACTCATGTCAAAACTCATTGAGGAACGGTGAATAGCAAATGTCCTGTACAGCAGCAGACCTGATTAACATTCAGCCACTCGTCCTGTCCGATACCTTCAACACATGGTTCGACAGAACGAATGAGATCATTGAAGCCGCAAGCGCAATCAATGTCTACGATGTTGCTGTAGGCCCGACCAATGGCGGTTTGATCAGAGAAACGGGCTGTTCGGGTGGCTATTACAACGGCGTTGTCACAATTTCAGTCAACCCTGGTGCGGGTATCGGCATTGGTGTTCCTGCGTTTACGAACAACTATAACAAGGTAATCATCGATGCCATTCGGCTAGAGGATCTTGGTACTGGTGCTTCTGCCAATCCTGCCATCGATGATTATGTGATCTTCAGCGATTTCAGCGACCAAAGACAGGGGCCTGCGGGAACGCCAAAGAGAACAACTGCAAATCGTATGCTTCCGAATACGGTTGTGTTCGGTGACAGCGGCAACGGCGATTTTACAATTCAGGGCAATGTCAACATCATCGGCAACTTGAATGTTCAAGATGACATTTCTTACATCGATTCGAATGATCTGCGTATTGAAGATAAACTGATTGAATTGGCATACGCTCGGTATGTCCAGTTCACGATTTCGGGATCAAGCCTTACTGGAACATCGTTCGATGTTGGAAGCACAGCCTTTTATCACGATACTATCAATCCACCGACAGAAGCCAACGCAACAACAATTGGGCAAGTTTCGAATTGGTCTGTCTCCCCCTCAGGCACGACAGGAACTATTCGATTGGGGGCTTTTAGCGAAGGTGGAGTTGGCGACATCATTGCAACTGGTAAATTGGTTGTTACTGGAACCGCCTATCAACAAACCGTAACAGTATCGGGCGATGTTGTAGATGGAACTGACTTCTATAGCGATACTCTGCTTCAGCCCGCTGGAATCCGCGTAAAGGGCTTGCAGGGTGACAAAGATTGGGTATGGCTAAAGAGTGCCCCCATCGGAAGCGTAGATTGGTACGGCTTCTTCAGCAACACAAACATTGGTGTAACTGGTGCAGACGCACATGTCGTTTCCTCCAAGTTTGCTTCTTATGGATATGGGGCTGCGGACAATACCTATACCTACCTTGGTTTCAATGGAACTGAAACACCATTTACCAAATATCAAGTAGGTCAGCAACTTACCATGTGGCATAGTGCCACGGGCGAAGCGGGAATCACATTCGGAGTAGTTTACTCGGGCAGCACAGGGCCTGCTGTTTACCCCAATATCCCCGTGACAAATTGGGTCAAGTGGTTCAATGCAGATCAACTCGACGGTGCCCATGCACTCACGACAGCAACTCCATGGTCTATTCCAGTTTCGTTGGATGACGGTCGCTTGCATGAAGATTGGATTCGCGCAGACGCTATTCGCAAGCGTTTCTGCCAAACAGGACATGCGTTCCAAGTCGGGCATGTTCTGCGATTCGATCTTGACGGCACTCTTACATTCGCTCAGGCAAACACAGTTCCCAATGCAGAAGCAATCGGCATGGTTGAAAGTGTCAGCGGCGATTGTTTCAGTCTCGTCACGAAGGGATTCATCAAGGGATTGACAGGCAGCGGTGGCTTGACGGGTCTTTATCCTCTTGCTACTGGTCAGGCATACTATCTGCACCCCGATGTTGGTGGTCGCCTCATCAGCGATCCCGATGGTGGTGCATATGAAGTACAGGCGGGGGAAGTACGCAAGGCTATCTTCCTCGCAACAGGATACGACTCGGGATATGTCATCAACTATACGGGTGTCATTGTTGGTGATACACCAAGTGATTTGGTTTATCTTCGTTCGGTTGCTCCAATCGGCGCAGTTCAGCCATTTGCGGGTGCTATAGATCAGATTCCCGATGGTTGGTTGCTTTGCGATGGCAAGGCAAAGTCTCAGAACGAGTGGAATGATCTATATTCCGCAATTGGTCAAAACCATTATGCAGATGCAACGGTCTATGATGCAAGTACCATTACCATCGACGGCGATACTCGCGGTTTGGCGGTTGGAGATGCGTTGCGGCTCGTATGGACAACTGGTAGCGCATCGGTAATTGTCGCCACAGTCACCGAAGCCACTCGCAGAGTCTCTTTCGCATCCTCTCCTTTCACCGAAGTTGTTGAAGATACAGAAATCAAGGTCTATGGTCGCTCTGTTGGATCGACCGTTGGCAGATCTGTGTTCTTCCTTCCCGACATGCGGAGACGGACTGCATTTGGTGTATCGAATGGCACGGGCTTGAGCGGCAGCGGTGTGATCTCCCCCGCGATCTCCTTGGGAACCGTGGGTGGCGAAGAAGAGGTCATCCTGCTTGAGAACAACATCCCCCCACACACGCACTCACTTAATAGCGTGGTGCAGACGGATCAGTTCAGCACTTCGTATGGATCTTCTACTGCGGAAACTGGCGGTCTACAAGGAACTGGTGTTGAACCTTCGCCGTTCAGCATCTATCCCCCATATGTCGGCTTGCATTGGATCATTCGCTCCAAGAAAGGTCTACAGGCGACGATCCTAACGGGTCACAATCACGACAACTACTACATTCGCTACGACATCAACCACACGGTAGAGGGTGGTGCGGCTCGTACTCTTACCGAAGCCGATAGGGTGCAGTTCCGCACGAATGCTAGAGTTCTTCGCCGCGATGCAGACGATACCTTCCATGGTACATTGACCGTTACGGGCAACATCAATATCCAAGGATTGGGTGGCGCAGACAGCGTCGATGCGATTGTGGCGGGTGGTGTAAGTGCAGATTACTATGTCGGCAACAGACTCTTCATCAATGAGTCTGCTCGTATCTCGCTTTCGGGCAGCAATTCTCTGATGATCACGGGTGGCAGTACATGCAATGTGCGTATGTACCCTGCCCTCAATTTTGGTCTTACAGGCCCAACTGCATTCTACGATCAGAATCAGAGAGATGCAGATTCCCGCAATCTTGTCATCGACTACAAGACAGGTGAAGTTTCCTGTCGCCCGATGCATAATGTCAGTTCTGCTGCACCACCAACAAGTACCGCAGGATATCCCGAAGGCTTTGTTTGGTATCAAACGGGAACTGGTGGCTCACAGTCATCTGCATATTCTGATCAAGAGAATGGATATACAGAACTACCAGGTGGAATTCTTATTCAATGGGGATTTGTCCCCCGCGCAGAACTTACGAATTCAAGCGGCAATCTTTACAAGAGCATAACTTGGCCAACTCCGTTCGCAACTGTTGCATGGTCTTGCAATGTTACCCCGCGATATTCTCAATTCAATGGGGCAGGAGATTCATACGGTCAAATTGCAGCAATGACTGCAAACGGCGGTGTGATTGTGTTGGGCAAGGCAAGTGAGGGAAATCTTAACTATCTGATCGGTGCGTCGTGGATGGCAATCGGCAAGAAACCCTAATAGGCTAATCACTTATGGCACAAACGATCAATAGAGACATGGATCAGGGATCAAATTTCTCCTTCTCTTATGTGGTGAAGGGGGATGACGGTCTTCCATTGGATATTGCCTCGGGATACACGGCATACGCACAGATGCGTAGGTTCTATTCATCGACAACAGGCATAAACTTCACGGCATCAATCACAGGAGCAACAGGAAACATCACGGTTTCTTTGGGGCCTACCGCATCTGCGAATGCCAAAGCAGGAGTTTGGTTTTATGATGTCGAATTGCACTCAAACGGAAGCGCGACTGTCCAAAGAGTTGTGCAGGGCATGATTACGGTCTATCCCGAAGTTACGAAAATTCCGTAATCTCAACAAGGTCTTTTGAGCATTGACCTTGGGCGCACTAAATATCTGACACACCCCCTTTCATCATGGAGATTGTAATGAGCGAGACTATGACGATTGACGCACCGACGAATGTTGTTTCGACCTCCCCCACAGACGCGGTCACAACAGCAACCACGAACGACAAGAAGCACAAGACGATCAGCCTTTGCATGATCGTCAAGAACGAGGCTCATGTCATTGAGCGGTGCCTCTCTTCTGTCCTTCCAATCATCGACTACTGGGTCATCGTTGACACAGGATCGACAGACGGCACACAGCAAAAGATCAAGGACTTCTTTGAGCGCAACGGCATCAAGGGAGAACTCCATGAGCGTCCGTGGGTTGACTTCGGTCACAACCGCAGCGAGGCTCTTGAACTGTGTCAGAAGACCGACACCGACTATGCATACATGATTGATGCGGATGAGATCTTGGTGTATGAGCCAGGCTTCGATCCGATGAAGTTCAAGGAAACCCTGAATGCCGATCTATACAACATCTTCGCCCACTTCGGACAGACTCGATATCACCGTCCGCAGATGACAAGCAACAAGAAGCGGTTCTACTACCGTGGTGTTCTCCATGAGTATGTGGACTGCCATGATCCAATCGGCACCCGCGACTTTGCCCGTGGATTCATGAACACCCCGATTCAGGACGGTGCCCGTTCCTCGGATCCTGAGAAGTACAAGAAGGATGCTGAGAAGTTCGAAGCGGCTCTCGCCACAGGCAAGGTCGAAGAGAAGGACTTCAATCGTTATCACTTCTATCTTGCTCAGTCGTACCGTGACTCGCAGCAATGGGAACCCGCTTTGGCGGCATATCTCAAGAGAGCAGATCTCGGTGGTTGGAATGAAGAGGTCTTCTACAGCCTCTATCAGGCGGGTCGTATCATGGAAATCTTGGAGAAGCCTGTTGACAACATCATTCAGGTCTACTTCAAGGCATATCAGGTCGCTCCTTGGAGAGCAGAAAGCCTTTGGGCTGCTGCCCGTCTCTGCCGTGCATTCTCACGGTTCGATCAGGGCTATCGGTTCGCCAAGCAGGGTCTAAAGGTTAGATACCCCGAAGGTGCCCTTTTCGTCGGGCAGGGAATCTACGATTGGGCAATGTTGGATGAGTTTGCAATCGCGGCGTTTTGGACGGGACACTACCGCGAATCCCGTATTGCAAGCATTCAGTTGCTCCAACAGGGCAAGTTCCCGCCCGATCAGAAGGAGCGCATTGAGGCGAATCTCAAGTTCGCTACCGATGCCATCCTGAACGAGGGCGATCAGGGGTAAAGATTGTCGCTAAATAGTGGCAGTCTGACTATTAAAGGTAGGAACTCCACTAATGGCATATAGTGCAATCCCAATCATCGGCGGCGGCGGCGGTAGTGATGGCCGCAGAATCCTCAACACTTGGACTGTCCCCTCAGGGCACGGTTTCGCAGCGGGTAATGTCGTAGTCTATACGGGCGGCGTTACAGGATTCGCTCTAGGTCTTGCCGATGATTTGGAGACATCTCAGACGGTGGGTGTTGTCGAGGCGGCTTCGACGGAATCGATCACAGTAGTCTACCAAGGCGAAATCGATTTCGAAGGAGCCGCCTTGGACATTGATGACGGTGCAACAAGCCTCACCGCAGGAAATGTCTACTATCTGTCACCGACAAATGCGGGGTATCTGACCCCGATTCGTCCTTTCGATGGTGCGTCATACATTCAAGGAATGATCGTCGCCACGGATACCGACAAGGGATTCGTGATCAATGCACTCCCACAGACATCAAGTGCATCGCTGTACTCTCCCGTTGGATCGATGATCCCATGGGCAGGAAGTTTCCAAACAGTACCCTCCACTTGGAGAATCTGTGATGGTGCTGCCGTCCGTAAGGTCGGAGAGAATCCCATGGATGGCGAAATCTATAGCCATCTGTATGAGATCATCGGGGACAAGTACAAGGTAACGGGTCTCGTCTCAAGCACAACAGGCCCGATGGGTAACACGGCTCGGGATGTCATCATTTCTTTCTCAACGGAGGGACATGAAGACTATCCAGGCACAACCGCACATGGATTGGTTGATGCATATGACAATGACACATATCTTGAGTATAAGATTGGTTGGGGTGGAACGAATGACTTTGCAATCGGAACGCTGACTGCGGCAAACACAACCGAAGTTCGCTTCCAATATGCAAGAAATTACCCTGGCTGCACTCCCGTTGATTTCAGCGGAGCAGTCGCAAGTTCTCAAGTGACGATTCAGTCGCTTGAGGTGGGAGAGGCAACTGGTGCAACATCGGAGCGGTTCTTTATTCCCGACATGCGGGCTAGAACTGCATTCGGCGTGGGATACTCGTCAGGTCTGACTGAGTTGAAGCGGGGAGAGATTGGTGGTGATGATACCCACCTGTTGGCATCGAACGAGATTCCCGATCACGGAAACTATCTCTACACTACAGAGTCTTCCTCTTCAGGTGCGACCAATCGTGTGGCAATTGCTGCCTCTCAGAGAACAGTAGATGTTGCTCAAACGACATCATATGAAGCAGGATTCACGGCAGACAATGAGCCAATCTCTTTGATGCCGCCGTATGTGGCTACGAACTGGATCATTCGACATCGCCAATTCCAAGGACCTGGGATTGAAATTGGCCCTCGCGGTCATACTGGCGCAACTGGCGCAACTGGCGAGACAGGCCCTCAAGGCCCTCAAGGCCCTGCGGGTAATGATGGAGCGGATGGACAAGACGGACAAGACGGCAGTCAGGGCCCGCAAGGCCCAGCAGGCCCGCAAGGCCCTGCGGGAGCAGATGGTGCGGATTGCGTCTGTCAATTTGTAGGCGGTGATCTGCCAAAATCTATTTGGTTGGCACCCGAATCCGTGTACAAGAACGGCATCGTCGGCAATCCCGCGAGGACTTTCTTGTCGCAGAATCTATCCATGGATCCTCTGTATCCAACAGACTTCTCTTATGCGATGTCGGTATTCTCTGCAAGCAACATCGCACCGACAACAGAGGCACCTTTCTATTACAGAGATCCGACCGACTCTGTGAATGAAAGCACCTTCCCATACGGGAGATTCACGAAGCCACTTACGGTTTCCCCGAATCCAAATGTCAAGATCAATCGATCCTCCGTGTACAACCTATCGGTGATCAACGACTCTGCATCTGCATTTGCAACACCTTTTGACATCATCCTGACTCGCGGTGTGTACACATTGAATCAGCCGTGGTTCAACTACATTGACCGCGACTTGTACATCCGTGCAGAACAAGGAAGCCTTGTTACACAGACCGTTCAGGGAATCACATTCCTACCTCTGTATACAGCACTTGGAGCAACAGACACCACGCGGTTTGCACTTCAGGTAAACATCGGCACGGCACAAAGCATGATTGCGGCAACGGGAAGTGCAGTTCGCTTCCTTCCACCACTAGCCCTTGTCGGTGGTATGACAAATTCCAACGGCATCTCTTCAGGATTCGACGGAGTCACAAGCGGCACGGGCGGTCTGATGAACATGATCGTCGGTGGACACGAAGTCGTTGGAATCAGCGGACAGTATTTCACGCTGCATGTCAAGAACGAGGGTTCGATGACATTCGGCAATCTGCTGAATCAGACATTCACCAACTACATCAATTCGGTTGATGTATACGGTGTTACCATCCATACAACATCTTCAAATGGTGCTGTGTTCTCAGGAAGAAACACGCGGACATACATCGGTGATTGGGCAGTTGGCGGAACAGATGGTGATGGTATTGCGTTTATCAATCACTCCACCACAGCAGCGATGAATGATGCTTCCTTGGCATCATTCATTACGGGTGGGGCATACAGCAACGCAATCGGTTTGCAGACTGATGGTGGAACCATCAAGGCTAGGGACTCCATGTTCCTGAACTATCCAGTTGCCGCGCATGCCACGAATGGTGGAACCATCGTTCTGAAGCATTGCACGGTGTCGGATTCTTACTATGGTCTTGCTGCCGATAGCGGGTCTAATGCAGAGGCAGCGGGTGCAATCTTCTCTCGCAATTCGTTCCCCGTGATCACCGATAATGGCGGCACAATCAACATCACCCGTGATTTGGACAAGATCGGCAAGACGCACATCAAAGGCAATCGTGCCCCAACTACGGTGTTGAATGGAAATGTTGTTGTTGGTGATGCCGATATCATCGGGCCTGGTATTCTTGCAGTCAATGCAAATGTGAGAATCAAGGATTTCGTCCGCATTCTTTCGGATGTGGGTACTAGCAAGGGCGGTGAGACAACTGGAATTGGGCAGGGAACGGAGGAAAACAAGTTTGCGGTACTTGCAATCAATTCGAATGTTTCAAGCCCCGACTTGCTTTCCACCACAGGACTTTCAAAGGGCAAGACGGGCACCGACTTTGTGACAGGAGTCCAAACACCCCGCTTCATCGGTACAGGTCGTGTTCAGGGAATCAACTCCAAGATCGTCATGACAGTCAGTCAGACGGATTTGAGCGCGATGGTCGATACAGCCACAATCCATGAAGTAATCAAGGGAGATTCGGAACAACTTCCGTTCTAATCGATGTTCAAGCACGACAAAGACAACATCTATCTGAACGGTCTCAAGGTTCCCCTTGAACTGTTCAAGCGTTTGGAACCCGCCTATCAGCATCCAAATGGTCTGATTGTGATGTTTTACGATGGAAAGCGCAGACACTACAGAACCGAGAACAACTCTTGGACTGTAGTCGGAGTGTGGGAAGATGGGGAAAGATATCTCTCCCGCATAGACGATTTCTTCAGACTGCTTGTCGAAGTCACCAAGGAGAATCAACAGGTGGCGGCTGATGTAGAAGCAGCCAAGAAAGAGTCCATGCCTGAACCCGACATAAAGGCTAAATATCCTGTGGAGGAAACGCCAAATGTCGAGTTGCAGCAGCGGACTGATCTCAACGAGAGCGGAACTAAGAGAGTACGCACTACGCGCAAACGGTCACCCCGTAGTTGAAATCAACATCGCGGATGAACAGTTGGAGGATCGTCTCAACGATGCTCTCCAATTTTTCTCCGAGTATCACTTTGACGGGGTTGAGAAGGTTTACCTGAAGTACAAGTTGTCCCAAACGGACATTGACAACGGGTATATTTCATTTACCGCCGACAATGTGCAGTCGGAAACAGCCGATGGATCGGGCTTTGAGGATAGTGAGGCTATTCAGACTAGCCAAGACCCCGAATGCCCTGAGAATGTCCTTCTACAGAACCTGATCGTCAGCGTCACCCGCATCTTCCCGTTCACCCAACAGTCGGTGGGTATGTTCGATGTGCGGTACCAATACGCACTAAACGATCTTTATACCTTCGGCACCATTGACTTGGTGCAGTACGACATGACGCAGCAATACCTACAGTTGCTTCGTCAGTTCCTGTCGCCCGACAAGAGCATTCGTTTCAATCGCGTGGCGAACAAGTTGTACTTGGACAGCGACAGACGGCAATTGAATGCGGGAATGTATTTGATCATCGAAGCGTATCGCATCCTTGATCCTCGCGTGTATCCCGAAGTATACAACGACCGCTTGCTGAAGAAGTATTTGGTCGCATTGGTTCGTTGGCAATGGGGAGTGAACCTCTCTAAGTACAACGGCATCAAGTTGCCTGGTGACATCACCCTTGACGGTCAGTCAATGATGAAGGACTCTTGGCAGCAGAAGGAAGAGATTGAGAAGGAAATCATCCTGAAGGGCGAACTGCCTGTTGATTTCATCATGGGATAAGGAATAAGAATGGCACTAAATCCGTACATCCGTGTCAACACAAAGACATATCAGCCCGAGCAGAATCTTGTAGAAGACCTCACGGTAGAGGCAATCAAGATCTATGGGCAGGAGATGTACTACATTCCCCGCGAGATGGTAACGCGGGACGATCTGTTTGGAGAGTCGCAGTATTCGCGGTTCACCAATTTCAAGATGATCGAAATGTACATGGATACGACTACAGCATTTGAAGGAGGCGATACCTTTACCAAGTTTGGCTTTGAGATCCGTGACAGCGTAAAGTTCACCGTTTCCAGAAAGCGTTTCAAGCGCGAAACAGGTATGGATAGACCCTTGGAAGGAGACTTACTCTACCTTCCAATCAGCAAGGGTTTGTTTGAGGTGAAGTTCGTGGAGCATGAGAATCCCTTCTATCAGTTGGGCAAACTCTACTCCTATCAATTGACATGCGAACTCTTCCAGTATTCCGAAGAGGACTTCAATACTGGAGTTCCCGAACTCGACGCAATCAACGACGAGACGGGATTCAAAGTCAACCTCAACCTTGGGGGGATCTATGGAACAGGATCTTTTGCAGAAGGCGACAGCGTTTATCAATACGCGAATGGATCAATTACAGGTTCAACTGCGGGAGCGTCTGCGAGGGCGGTGG